TAAGTATAGTGAAGAATTGCCAGAGGGAAAGTTCCTGAAGAAAGGCTGGGCATCAAAAGACGAACAGCGATTGAACAGGAAGTCGTTCCGCCGCAAGTGGAAGCAAGTAATAAAAAATGCTTTACTATCTAATGAGTTATAATTTGTGTTTAGAACATCCATATAGTAGCAGACAAGCCTATTTGGATATTGTGAACAGAAAATTAGGAGAAAGATAATGGACGACATAGAAAAATGGCTGTTAGACCCCTCTACTACATTGGAAGATATAGAGCGAGTAGCTAACGGAGATAAGGAGAAAGAAAACGAACAAGGTTAAGAAATTATTCTTTGACCTAGAGGTGTCAAGGGATATAGTTGCTGGGTATGGTAACAAGTATGAATTCCACCCAGTAAAGACAATCAAGCATCAGGAGCTCATGTGTTACTCATACAAATGGGCAGGAGAGCGTCGGGTAAGATATAAGAGCCGGTATGATTTTGGTTCCTATAAAGAGATGGTGGAGCATCTATGGAGCTTGCTTGATGAAGCAGATATCGTTGTTGCGCATAACGGAGATAAGTTCGACGTACGGATGGCCAATAGGTTCTTCGTAAAAGAAGGTCTTGGACCGACATCTCCGTATAAGCAGATAGACACACTAAAGATTGCCAGGCGGTACTTCAAGTTCCAGTCAAACTCATTAAATGACTTAGGTGAATATCTTAGTCTTGGGAGTAAGCGAAAGATAACATACGCAGACTTAGAGGATGACTTTATGTCAGGTAATCCTAGTAAGAAGACAGAGAGACTTATGAGAGAGTATAACGTTCAAGACGTTGTGCTGCTAGAGAAGATTTATAATGCACTGCGGCCATACGACAAGAGTCACCCGAATGAGGGAGATATTCTACAGGTTAATGGAGTTTGTCCAAAATGTGGTAGTACCAACGTTCACCCATATGGAAGTGCGCCACGACGACACGGACGAGTTACCGCCTATAGGTGCCATGATTGTGGCGGACGATGCGTTGAATCAACACTTAAACAAGGCGGAAGGCTTGTAAACGCTCAATGAAAAAAACTCTATCAAGAATATGTACATGCTACACGTGCGGCAGGGAAGAGTTGACAAAACGCTCGGTCCTACCAGATAAGTGGATTATCACATGGGAACATGGATACACCTTATGCGATAAATGCACACAGAGATTCATTGATAGATGGGGTGTATTCCCCGATTATTGGATAACAGGAGGAGGATGGGATGAGTTCGAGTTTCCCGAAGATACTTCACATTGGCGACAAACAGATTTTAAGTTTGTTTGACACCGAGGTTGAGATAACGGAAAAAATTGATGGGTCACAATTTGGCTGGGGAAAAGAAAACGGAAAGCTATTTGTTCGCTCTAAAGGCAAAGAGCAAGACCTGGATGACACAGATATGATGTTCGTGCAAGGAGTTGAATATGTCAAGACTATCGCAGAAAGAATACCGGATAACTTTACGTTCTATGGGGAGTATCTTCAGAAGCCAAAGCACAATACTTTAGCATATGACCGCATCCCGAAGAACCATATTGCTCTATTCGGAGTATATGATGCTTCAGCTCACGAGTTTCTTGATTATAAATATATTGCAGAATGGGCAGAGAAGCTTGTAGTCGATGCAGTGCCAATTTTCAAGATTGGTAACAGCAGTCCCGAAGAGGTGCTGGATATGGTCAAAAATCAACCAAGTTACCTCGGAGGACAGAACATCGAAGGGTTAGTGGTGAAAGCATATAAACCTTGGTTGTTTCTCAATCAAATACCATTAACAGTAATGAGCGGTAAATATGTTACAGAACAATTCAAAGAAGTACACAATAAGAACTGGAAAGCTGAAAACACTGGCAAAGGGAAGCTGGAGGTTGCAATGTCGCAGTATCGTAGTGAAGCCAGATGGAACAAAGCCATCCAGCATCTACGAGAATCTGGACTACTTACAGGTACCCCTAAGGACATTGGAGGACTTATCAAAGAAGTACGGAAAGATGTTATCGAAGAAGAAAGCGAAGCAATAAAAGCAGAACTCTGGTCGATATATAAAAACGACTTCTTGAAGGTAGCAACGTCTGGACTGCCAGATTGGTATAAGCACCAAATAGTATTAGGTAGAATAAACTAGGTTTATTTGTGAAATTTACCTATAGTAAATTAAAGTAAACGGAGATTAAACAATGACATTGATGTGGGCAATAATTTATTTATCGGTAAGCGGCTTTAGCGGCGGAGTATTACCTACAATAGAGCTCTGGAACGCCTGGGCGATTACGTTAATGATAGCGGTCGTATTGGACATACTATTATGACAGAGATTAGTGAGACGATTAAAGAGCGCGGAAATCGGTACGGAAACTATCTGCAGCAAACAAGGATAAGTGACGCCTTAAGCAGGGCGGTGACAGACAGTTCGGGAAATGCAGTCTTCGAAATGGAGACAGACCAGCGAGATGCGATATCAATGATTATTGTAAAACTATCTCGCATATTGAACGGAGACCCAGACTACATCGACAACTGGACGGATATAGCAGGATACGCAAAACTAGTAGCAGATAGGTTGGAGAATGAAGATGGAAGAACTTCCACCAAAGCCAGAACTTGAAACGAGAGAACGGGTGGGCCAGTTCGGAGAGATTGTAGAAGAATTGACCCCAGAGTCAGAGGAAAAATGGGCTCAATACTTAAGAGATAGGAGATTGGCTGAAATAGCCATCTATAGGAGTACGCATGACAAAGAAGAAACCAATACTGAGAATGCTTAAGGGTCTGCCAGCTAAATAAAAGGAAATAATATGAGTATACATAAATCCCTGATTGGTAACAAGTATGGGAAATTAGAAGTGATAGACATGATACGCGAAAAACGCAACAGTGATGGTCACAAGATTATAAAATGGATTTGCAACTGTGAGTGTGGTAACACTACAAAAGTTACTACTACGGCATTGACTAGAACATCGAGTCCTACTCGTTCTTGTGGATGCACACGCTTAGAGGCAATGAAGCTAATGAGGGGCGACAAGAACCCATCTTGGAAGGGTGGACGCTTTGTTGACGAAGGCGGGTATGTACAGGTATGGCGGCCAGAACACCCGAATGCCAAGAAAATTGGCTACATACGAGAGCACAGACTTGTGATGAGCACTATGCTAGGTAGACCACTACTAGTAAACGAAAATGTACATCACATAAATGGTGATAAAAAGGATAATCGCCCAGAGAACCTTGAGTTGTGGAGCACTTCACAACCAGCTTGACAAAGAGTTGAAGATAAGGTTGCTTGGGCAAAGGAGATATTAGAGTTATATGGAAAAGAAAACAAAACCTAAATTACTTTTCCTGAAAGGGCTGCCTGCATCAGGCAAGAGTACCTATGCTAAAGAACTTGAAGCCTCAGGTGAATGGGTACGAGTAAATAAAGATGAACTAAGGGCGGAATACTTCCCAGACTATACGCGCAAGAACGAAAAGGATGTTGTTTATATAGAAGATGCAGAGATAGAAGCATCATTGCGCGATGGTAAGAATGTGGTGGTTGATGATACGAACTTCAACCCAGTACACAAGGAACGTTTAGAGAAACTAGCAGATAAGTATGATGCTACATTTGAGGTTATGTTTATTGATACACCAGTAGAAGAATGTATCAAGCGAAACAGACGACGGTTTAACAAAGTACCGATGTCAGTAATCATTGATATGTATGATAAGTATATAGGACCATTAAGGGATAAGGAAATCAAGTATGATGATTCGTTGGATGAAACTATTATTGTGGACGTTGATGGCACTCTTGCTCATATCAGCGGGGATAACCCTCGCAGTCCTTATGACGCTAGCCGTGCTATGGAAGATATTCCCGATGATGCTGTCTCTACCGTTCTGGCTATGTGTTATAATCATGGTTATCATGTCATTATTCTTAGTGGGCGTAGCAGTAAAGACCTTGATGTCACTATGCGGTGGCTGCAAGAAAACAACATATCATATGACGATATCTACACCAGACAAGAAGGCGATGGAAGACCGGACTACGAAGTAAAACAAGAACTGTTCAACAAGTACATCCGCGGTGAGTACAACGTAAAGTTTATCATGGATGACAGACCAAGTGTTTGTCGTATGTGGCGACGAATGGGACTTAAAGTATTACAAGTAGGTAATCCTCATAAAGAATTTTAACGAAAGGTGTTAAAGTGAAACTTTTTATCGATTTTAGTGACAATAGTAAGATTATACTACCTGACCCTACAAAATCCAAAGTTGCGAATTTCCTCAGGGGTCGCAAAGACAGACATGAGGTATTTGTGGGCAGTGCTCGTGTACATTATAAAGGTGAGTACGAAAACAAGTTTGACTTTAGCAGTAAAGATGACTTAGAGAATAAACTCTGGCCGTGTATAGAAAGAAGTATGGCCAATGAGTTTTAGCATAAAGGCAAAAGATAAGTATAATCAGGAAATACTCCCCGGTGACCTATGCCTCTATAAAGGAGAATTCCTTATATATGTTAAAAGATGTTATGGGAGTAAGATTCTAAGTAAGGGTGAATATGGACAATTTATTGCTGGTGACAAAAGGCGCAGTATTAAGTTTAAGAGTGTGGTTTTTATGTTCGACCCTCTGGATCGTGACTGGGAAAC